AAAATGTTTAGCGCATCTTCAAGCGTGTACACGGTGCGAAGTTCTAAAGGGGTTGCGCGCCCTTCTCCGACGATGCACGCGATAAGTCCGTCAACATTTTTTGTATCAATGTTACCGTACGATTCGCCACTTGATCGAGGATACCGGACAGCTTGCCGTTTTTGAAAAAAGCGAAATTATGCGACATCATCGCCCATTCCAAACGCATCAATGTTTCAGCGTCGACAACATGGTTATCGATCAGTTGCGGCGTGGTTAGCATCAACGGCTCATCACGCCCTTCAACGCGCACGCCAACGTATTTCATGATCTTGTACATCAACGCTTCATTGGTCGCATAGTCTCCAACCTTCGGTAGCGCACTTGTCGGGTACTGCATGATGACCTCGCGCCCGACTGTCGCGGGAAACTTTGAGATGACGAATATCACGTCCCCCATCGGTTCGAGGTCTTTAGGTTCTAACATTGCCATGTGTGGTTTCTCCAAAATGAAAGGGGCGGCACATGTGCCGCCCCGCTATTATCGCCTATGCTGGCGCGGACCTTACAGCGGCACGCGAGCGATAGTGATATTTTGAAATGCGAACTTGTACACTTTCGACTTCATGCGGCCGGCCGATGCGATGCTGTTGCTAATCGAGCCGTTCGTCATGCGGCCCGAGGAAAGTGTTACTGTGTAGCCGGACGGGTACTTACCAATCATCGTAATCTTGTCTTGCGCCGACGATTTATTTTTGCCAACACGGTTTGCCGCCAGAAGCACCGCGCAATTATTGTCGTCGTCCGATTCCGGGACCAATGCAATTTGCGTAACAAGCGGCATCGCCTTGGACCACGTGAGCAAGTCGCCGTTCAAGCCCATCGCAATATCCGCGATTTGCAGGTCTGGGAAGTCGAACGGGTCCGCGTCATCAGCGAACTGCTCAAGTACCAAGCCTGCCGGGAACGTAACGCTTGCGAGAAGCGATACAACTAGTCCAAACCCGCCAATTTCACCATTCATAATTGCTGACTCCTAATGTTCAAAGCGGGCCGCAATTGCGGCCCGGCGCGTTTAGATAAGTTGATGCGAACCGACGATGACCTTAATCACATCATCTTTGCGATAGATGATCGTATAGTTAAGCGTGTAGACCGTCACACCGGACGGTGCAACAGCCGACGTGATATTGGTAGCGAACCAGTACCCGGTCGTTTGCACTTGCTGCCATGCGGTCGGGTCATTGGTTTGCTGCGTGACAAAGATTTGCTGCGTCAGCGTCAACGTCGAATTGACGCTAATCGTACCGTTCGCAACTGCTGCCATGATGCCGGTAGCCGGCGCTTGTGCGGTCGCCTCCTGACCTTGAATGACAAGCTCACACATTGACTGCCCACGCTTGTTTGCCGGAATCTGACCGACCGCCAATTGTAGGTTCATGAGGCTTGAGCCCATCAAATCTTTGAACCACTGTTCGTTTGCGAACACCGTCGAATCGACCGGCGCAGTAGCACCACCGCAGAGTACGCCGTCTTGATAAAACGAGATGTTCGCACCAGCGCTTTGCGTTTGACCGTAGTAGTTCACACGTGCCGCATCGAGCGCATCGCTTAGTGTGTCGGTCGTCACACTAGGGAAAAACGCGCCGTTTTGCTTGTACATGAAACCGACGGTGCCGCTGACCGCATTGAAATTAATTGCCGCATGAATCGACATGGGCAACATTTCAATGTATTGGCGCGGCACGCCTGTTACGGCCGGGTCTTCGTATTCCAACCCGGTGCCAGCGATACCAATCAGCGCCGCTGACCACGTTGCCCAGGTAAGCGGCGTAACGTAGATACGGAAAACGAAGACCACATTTAGCGCGGCGTTCGCTTGGGCAACTGCGGTCGCGTCGGACAACGTGAGTGCCGACGCATCGGTATAACCGAATTCACCACAATTGTTGTTCAACGAAGTAACGCGATTGAAGCCTGCAACACGGGTTTCCAGCGTCGCAGCGCTGTTCACTAGCGCACCTTGCGATGCATACCAGCCGAGCGCCGCGGCAACGTCCGTTGTAGGCGTGGCGCCAGTCGGTTGCACCACTGCGAACGACTCGGTAACAACGCCGGTCGCGTTAGCCGTGAAGTCGAACGCTTGCGAGGTCGGATTGAACGCGACGCTACAGGCCGTAAGTTCAGCGTTGGGAGATTGCGCAGTTGCAGCAATCAACGCCGTTTGAACTGCGGTTGCAACTGCGGCGAGCGTGCCGGCCGCTGCAAGATCAATTCCGGTAAGGTTCACCGTCGTGGCGCCAAACTTCAACGACAGCACCCCCGCGGTAATGGCGTTCAACGCTGCAAGCGTCGCAATACCGGACTCACCAAAGATCGTTGCAGGTTGCGCGGTTTCGACCCAACGGGCAAATTGAATTGCCACTGGCGCCGATCCAAGCGGCGATTCGTAATCGAAATAAATCACAGACCGTGCGTACTCTTCGCTTTGAGTGCCGAAGAATTCACCCACGTCTGCGCTCGATGCGAACTGTAGAACCGCGGACGGCCCAACGAGTACGCTTGTCGTAAAAATGCGGGCGCACCACTGACGCTGTGGCACTTGCGCCGCACCGCCGACGACACTGTTAATGTCGATATACTTCGTAAATCTTATGCTCATTTAATTCTCCAAAATTATATGCGGTTGACGCTGCCCGCAAAATTACCAATCGTCGGCGTAGAGGATACGAACACATCTTTGTGCGTGAATATGATATCAAACGATGACCATAAAACGTTTTGCCCGCTACTATCTTGAAACCACACCCCCGGTAAATCTTGGACTCGCAACACATTGCACCCTTGCGCCACATACGCCGATATAGCGTCTTCGAACGTTAAAATATCTGCGGCAATGCTGGATAAATCGCCCGATGTGTATTGCTCAGGTGTTGACGGACTTGCTGGCGTAAATCCAGCAATTTGAAATCGCGTATGCACAACTTGCGCAACCGTGCGTGTGAACGTCACGCCGTCTTCGTTTAAAGTATCGGCGTAGGACGGCCAGCCCCATTTTTTACGACCGCCATACGTGAAAAATATTGTTGGCGATGACGGCGCAGCAAATTGGCGCGGCTGATTATTTTGCTTCGCGCTTACACCGGAAATCCCACGCGCTGCCAAACCAGCAATAAGCGTCGATTGGATAATCGTCTGTAATTGAGCGTCAAGCATTTGTGGTATTTCCGGTTGCCGGTCCGATATCGATACCCAACAAGCTCATCCAGCCGTCAATGTTGTACCAGTTTGTACCGCTCATAAGCTGATAGCGGCGACCGTTGCACTCGATCACGTCGCCGCTATTGTCAGGGTTACGCGTTATTGATGACGCGGCAAGTTTCGGAACGAACCATGCGACATAGGATTTTTCCCAGTCAAGCCCGTATGCTGAATAACGCGACCTATCAACCGGCTGCACGCTGCCTTTAGGAATAGTCAGGGGCGCCGCATATGTAGCAGTTTCTAACCCGGTTGGCCCGGTCGCGGTACTTTGAAATTGGAAGTATTGAACAGGCGTCGACGCTATGACCGTAAGCGCCAACGCGAGCAAATTTGAGCCCGGAATAATCACTGTGAACCTCCTACTGCTTTAGCATCGCCGCCGTTGACGCTTGATGACACCGTAGCGAGCATATAACCTGTGTCATTCAATGGCTTCGTACTGACGCCCGATACATCGACATTTTCCTCGCCCACATCGTATGCATGCGCGGCAAATTCGCCTATCGTCTTGCCCGTCACCTTCGCGCCTGGATGTTCCATGCGGTACTTACGAACCATCAATGTGATTAGCGACAATGGCGGCGATGTAATTGTTGAAATGGTTTTCTGAATGTCGGCGCCGACTTGCAACCCGACGCCATCGAGCGCTTGTGCAACTGTGAGTTGACCCTTAACAACGAGCTTCGATAAATTGAACATCAGCGCGGACCATTCTTTATCGCGTTGGTCCGCAGTGGTCCGCATGAACGGGCGCGCATGCGGACCTAATTCGTTAATTGCTGCAACGTACGCAACAGGCGTTTGATTCTCGTCGTTATATTTCGATGACTCGAACCAGCCGACACGCACGTTAGCTTTTTTCAAATCGATCAACATTTTGTCGAGCGGCCCACTCGCACCGCCCGGCACTCTACGCATTGTTGACATTATCGGAATGTCCCGTACACCTTGCGAAACGCTCTGCGCTCTGCAAGCCCCGAACCGACGTACCAGCCGCCTGCCGATTTGACACTGAGCAACGCGAGCAACTGTTTGCCGTATGGCGACGTTGCAAGCCAGTATTGAAACATGTTCTTTACTGGCGGCGCGAG